TTATAAAGAACCGTCAGGTACACTCCTACAGATGCTACAGTTTGTTGTGCAGGCTGGGCAGAAGTTTGCTGACTCCACAGAGAATATTATCAAAGACTCGTCTAACTATGGTCCCGTGGGAACCACCATGGCACTTCTAGACGCATCGTCTAAGTTCTCCACGGCTATACACAAGAGAATGCACAAGTCGCAGAAAGACGAGTTTGACATTCTGGCCAGAATTAATTTTGAGTCACTCCCGCCTGCGTACCCCTACGAAGTTGTAGGAGGAGACCAGCAGGTATTCAAAGATGACTTTGACGGTAGGATTGATATCATACCTGTGTCTGACCCCAACATACCGTCCTCTGCTCACAGGCTTGCCATGGGACAGATGGCAATACAACTGGCCAGCCAAACTCCTCCCGGTACGTTTAACATGCCAGCCCTGTTCAGAGAAGTTCTCACCGCTGCAAACTTTCCAAACCTTGACGAGGTTCTCCCGCCAGAACAAAAGCCAGAGGCAAGAGACCCACTGGCAGATATCATGGCAGCTTCCAAAGGGCAACCCATTGCAGCTTTTCCGGGGCAGAACCACGATGCTCACATTCAATTCAAGAGCGCCTTCCTCAAAGACCCCGGTAACGGTGCAAACCCCATGATGCAACAGATTGTGCCTATACTCAATGCCAACATCAGAGACCACATGCTGATGAAATATCAAGAGCAGATAGGTGGCATGGTCACAGGAGTTGCCACTGACGAGCAAACCAGTGACATGGTAATGGCAGAGGCAGCTGAAGCTGTGGCAAATGCAAACGCCTCGCTAGGCATAGCACAAAGCCCAGAGCAACAGATGATGAACATAGAGCAGCAACGTCTGCAACTTGATCAACAGAAGATGCAGATGGATGCCTTGGAAAAAGCAGCTGACCTAGAAGTCAGAGCGCAAGAATCTGAAACAGCAGATAAAAAAGTTCAACTAGACACACTCATTGACTTGAGTAAACTTTCTCTGGAAGCTGACAGAGACGCAAAGAAATCTCTGGAAGCAGCTGGTAGACTTGCACTAGAATCTGAGAAAGCAGATACACAAAATCAGAAAGATGCTTTGAATATGTTAGTCAACGCTGTTAAGCAAGGTGGCGCAGGTTGATAAAAACTTTAGAAGAGAGAATAAAGAAACATGAAGGATATATGGTCAAACCCTATACTGACACGCTTGGCTTTCTTACAGGAGGTTTTGGGCATAAAATATTGCCCGGAGAAGAAATCCCAACGGATCAAGAAGGCTGGGAAAAACTTTTTCAAGAAGATTTGCAAAAAGCTAAAGACGGTGCTGACAGGCTTATCAAGAAGAACAAAGTAGAAGATTTACCTTGCAAGGCAAAAGAAATTATTATAGAAATGGTATATCAGATGGGTGAATCAGGTGTATCTAAATTTAGAAAAATGTGGAAAGCTCTTAAACAAAATCCAAAAGACTACAGCGAAGCAGCTAATCAGATGATGGATTCTAGGTGGGCAAAGCAGACTTACAACAGAGCACGTAATCTTTCAGATGAAATGAGGTCAATTTCTAATGCCTCTTAAACCCGGTAAATCTTCCAAGACTATCTCAGCCAACATTAAAAAACTTAGAGAAGAGGGTTACCCGCAAAAACAAGCGGTGGCCATTGCCATGTCTAATTCTAAAAGAACAGCCAAGAGACAGTCAAAGAAAAAGAGAAGGGTCTCGCGTAGAAAATAAATCATATGGATATTTTTGACGAGATCAAACAATCTTTTAAGGCAGAACAAGAATCTCTAAAAGATTTCCTTGCAAAGGGCCAAGTAGAGGACTATAACCATTATAGACAGGTTGTAGGAACAATCTCAGGTATAGACTGGTCTTACAACAGGTTGACAGAGATTATTAACAAAAGAATGGAGATAGACGAAGACGATGATTAATCCTTCACTTGCAGGGGCAATGCCTAATGATACATGGATTACAGAAGATGAAGTATCTGATCCAGAAGTTTTACCGGAGATTCCGGGTTATCACGTTCTGGTGCGCCCTGTCACTATTAAGGCAAAAACCAAAGGAGGAATTATTCTCCCAGAAAGAGCCAGAGATGATATCGCCTACCTCACCACGGTGGGGCGTGTACTCAAAGTTGGAACGCTTGCCTACGAAGACAAGGATAAGTTTCTTGCAGGACCGTGGTGTCGAGTTGGAGACTATGTTTGTTATCAAAAGTTGAGCGGTACAAAGTTTGTCTACAAAGGCGTCAAACTTCTTATTCTCTTTGATGATCAAATTATAATGAAAGTAGATAACCCAGAAGACCTAGACACAACTCTTGTTTTAGGTGGGTAACTGTGTTATCTATATAATAATACTACTACATGCGTAATCTTAGTCTTCGCAAACTATGGAGCAGAAATAAATGTCAGAAGAAAAAGAAGCAGCGGTTGCTGAAGAACTAACTGAGTGGGGCGAAATTGACACTAGCCCTAGTCAAAAAGAAGAAGATAAAGTTGAGTTTGAAGTAGAGGGCGCAGAGCCAGAGTCAGAACCAGTTCCAGAGGTAGAAGCTGCTCCAGAGCCTGAGAAAAAAGATATTCCAGAGCTAGACGGAATTGAAACCAAAGGCGCAGAGAAACGTATTCGTCAACTGGTTCAGCAGAAAAAAGAACAGGCTGAACTTCTTGCCAGAGCAGAGGCTGAAAAGCAAGCACTTATTCAGCAGTTGACAGAAAGAGACAAGTACACTGTAGAGGCTAGTAAGTCTAACACAGACACAAACGAAAAGCTTCTGCAGCAGCAGATTGAAATGGCAAAGAAAGCATACCTTGATGCCTATGACCTAGGCGAAAAGGAAAAAATGCTAGAAGCCCAAGAGTTGATCAACAAAGGTCAAGTTGATCTGGCAACACTGAGTCAGCAGCGACAGGCTATTCAACAGTACGAGGCGCAGCTGTCACAGAGAGAACAACAGGTACAGGCGCAGCGACAAGCTCAACCTGCACCACAACAGCAGCAGCAAGCAAATGAATATGATCCTCTTGCTGTTGAATGGAGTCAAAAGCCAGAAAACTCTTGGTTTAACAGAGATCAAATTATGACAGTGGCGGCTCTTACAATTGACGCCCAGTTAAAGTCAGAAGGTTATGATTCATCTACACCAGAGTTTTATCAGGAGGTAGACAAGAGAATAAAAGCGGAGTTCCCGCACAAGTTTAGTGAAGTTGCAGATTCACAACCTGCACAACAGGTGGTCGCTGGACAGTCGCGCAGTTCAACCACCGCATCTGCCAAAGGAAAGAAGGTTAAACTTTCTCAGGAAGATGTAAGATTAGCACAGAAGTGGAACATACCACTGGAAAAATATGCTGCTGAAAAGGCAAGAGCCGACAGAGCAGCAGGTGAGTATGTACCAGTAGGCTAGGCGCGTAACAAAACAAAGGAGCGTTTAAAGATGAGTAAAACAAGTAGCAGAGCAAGTCAAGCAAGGGAAGTTGAAACCAAGGAATACACATACACTGAACCTAACTTTTTAGATATTCCTGATCTTGTTGTAGACAGATTCACCAATGAAGACATGGTTCTCCGTTGGATACGCATCTCCGTTAAGGGTGATGATGACTACAAGAACGTAGGAAACAAAATGAGCCAAGGCTGGGTATTTGTAACACCGGAAGAAGTTCCTGAGATGTTACACTCTGCAACTGTTTTAGATACAGGTCGCTATCAAAATTGCGTTGTACGGGGGGATGTCGCTCTTGCCAAGATGCCCCGTGGTAAAGCAAAGGCCAGAAATGATTATTATCAGGACAAGGCAAACGCCATGATGGACGCTGTAAATCAGCAACTGATGGCAGCTTCTGATTCTAGAATGCCCATTTCAAATAATAGCAAATCTAGTGTAACCAAGGGTAGAATGCCACAGTTCCAAAACTAATAGACTGCTGCTTATTCTACTCATCTTTAAAGGAAAGGAGATGGTAGTATGACTACTACAAAAGCCCTTAATGGTCTCACTCCTTCGCGTCGGTACTCTGGTGGTGCCAACACTCTGAAGACGAAAAACTACCGCATCAAATCAGCTGCGGCGGGTAGCATGTTCACGGGTGATCTGGTCCACGTAAGAGAAGGTTATGTTTCTGTTGTTGGTAATGACAGTGGTGCTGCTGATCACCCCATTGGGGTTTTCATGGGGTGCTACTACGAAGAAGACGGTGAGCCAAAGTTCCGTAAACATTGGCCCACGGGAACTTCTGCCAGCAATGCCTACGCGATTGTAGCTGACGATCCCCACGCTACGTTTGAAATTCAGTGTGATGCCAGTTCTTCTGTTGGCGATATCATGGAGTTCAACTTTGAAGTGACCAGAGGTGCAGGTTCTACCTTCACTGGTCGTTCAGGGTTTGGTCTTGATGTTGCGTCCAGAACTTCTGGTGTGGCGGCTATGTTCCGTATTATTGATTTCGTTGACGAACCCGGCAATGACATTGATAATGCTTCGGAGCGAGCCTTCCCGATTGCTGAAGTTCAACTTATCCACCACCAGTTGACCCGTGTGTCATCTGGCGCGTAACCTGAAAGGAGCTTAGACAATGGCTATTAATAGAGCAAGTATTGCCAAGCAGCTTCTTCCGGGACTCAATGCCGTTTTCGGTATGGAGTATGGAGAAGTTGCTGACGAACACGCAGTACTTTTTGAAACGGAAAACTCGGACAGAGCTTTCGAGGAAGAAGTACTGTTCACTGGATTTGGTAAAGCCCCTGTCAAAGGCGAGGGCGCTGCCGTTCAGTACGACAACGCGCAAGAGAGCTTCACGGCTCGCTACACGCATGAAACCATCAGCCTTGCTTTCGCTGTTACGGAAGAGGCAATGGAAGACAACCTGTATGACACGTTTGCCAAGCTACGTGCCAAAGGGCTTGCCCGTTCCATGGCCAGCACCAAGCAGACCAAAGCTGCTGATGTTTTCAACAACGGTTTCAACACCTCCTTCACGGGTGGTGACGGACAACCGTTGTTCAGTGCAAGTCACCCCACGGTGGGTGATGGTTCCCAGAGCAACCTGATCGGCACTGCTGGTACGGTTGACCTCTCGGAAGCTGCGCTGGAAACTGCGCTCATCAGTATTCAGACGATGAAGGATGATCGGGGTATTCTGATCGGCTCCAATGCGGTATCGCTCCACATTGCGCCGGGAAACCAGTTCACGGCAGACCGTGTGCTGAATAGCCCGTATCAACCTAATACGGCTGATAACAACATCAACGCCATCAACAATCTTGGTATGATGCCGCAAGGTTATTATGTGAACAAGCGGTTCCAAGATGCAGATGCGTTCTTCATCAAAACTGACGTTCCCAACGGAACGAAAATGTTTGTCAGAGCGCCTCTTGCCACGAAGATGGAACCTGACTTTGACACGGGCAACCTCCGTTTCAAAGCCAGAGAGCGTTACAGCTTCGGCTTCTCGGACTGGAGATCGTTCTTCGGTTCACAGGGTGCCTAAAGCATTCTAAGGTGGAGGGGCTGTAAAAGGCTCCTCCACTATTTCTTTAACATAGTTGAATGGCACTTCGGGTGCTGGTCTAGGAAAGGACTGTTCA